ACCTGCTTCACAAGCTCTCTGATGGCGTCAGCGTAAGCTCTGATCTCTGCTTGAGCGTGACCGTCTTGACGCAGGCGCAGGAAGTGGATCACCGCCTGGAGGCTCGCGGTCCAATAGCACTCAGACATCAGCGAGAGGGGCAGCACCAGACGCGCCTGCTCTTTCGCCACACCGAGGGCAAGCAGGGCTTCATAAGCGTTGAAGCTGTTCCTCATCGCTGAGGCGTAGAGCTCGGCGGCGTCTGATCCGTCCTCGAGGTCGGCGCCGCTCCCTTGTTTGATCACCGGGGACTGCGAGCGCCACACATCGGGAGTCCATGCCTCCTGATCGAATGTCACATATCGACCGCTGATCTCGTTCCAAGCACAGCCGACCTGGTGCTTCATCCATTGGCGCAGGACAAAGACCGGTGCCTTGATGTGGAATTGGAGCTGCACATGACGGAAGGGGCTCGTGTGCTCATGCTCCCAGAGATAGCGCAAGAGGCGTCGGTCGGGCTCGGTGATCTGCTCAACCTTCTTCCCCATGCTCACGCGCGCCGCATTCACGATGGAGACGGCGCTCCCCATGCTCGCCTCCAAGATCACGAACCCTGTTCCCACAATCTTCGTCTTGTCTACCATGAAGTCCTCTCTCATGTGTTTAGGCTCGTACTGAACACATGGAGCAATGCGAATGAGTATGAATAAGTGCATATTGATCGGTCGGCTTGGCAAGGACGCAGAGGTGAGAGGATCGCAGGATCGACCCATTGTCGCATTCTCCCTCGCCGTCTCGACTCCTATGGCGGGAGGTGAGCGTGATACACAATGGTTCTCCTGCTCGGCGTTCGGCTCGACTGCCAAGTTCCTCTCCGGCGTCATGCCGAAGAAGGGTCAGCTTGTGCTCGTCGAGGGCAAGATGAAGAGTCGAGAGTACACCGACAAGAACGGCGTCAAGCATACCTCGATGGACATCATCGTTGACAACTTCCAATTCTTGGAGCGCAAGGCAGACAGCGACCGCGCCGCCAACATCGGCGGTGGTGGTGGCTCCTCTTGGGACGATGGGAGCGGGTCTGTTCCGAGCCTCGGCGGGCTGTGGCGCGATGGGAACATGCGCTGATGTGTTTGCACATCTTGTTTGACTCCATTATCGTCTCGACCGATGAGGAGCTAGACCTGCTCTTCCGAGACCTCATGAGCAATCCCGACGATGAGACGAACCAAGACCCCGACGCAGATCGAGTGCCTGATGACGGCGCTCTACACGACCCATTATGCGGCTCTCAACGCTAAGATCTCCAAGATGGTCGGCGGTGCCGCCGATGACCTTATCGGCAAGCTCGCCGAGAAGCTTCTCGCCAAGCCTGACCTGTGGGACGGGAACGAGGCGCGGGTCTTTAGCTTCCTGCTCAATGCGCTCACTCGGCTGTCGTTCAACTATCTGCGCGACAACAAGAAGCACATCTGGCAATGCGACAGCACCTCAGCCGAGCTCGGGATCACCGAGTGGGCGGCGTGGACCGATCCGTCATGCTCTCCAGAGACCATCGCCATTGCCGCCATCACCTATGAGCAGATGCGCGACCTCATGGTCAAGGTCGATCGAGAGCAACCCTACATCTGTTCCTGCGCCGATGTCTTTGATCATCTCATCGAGGGCAATGGCGGCAAGGAGCTTGCCGAGAAGAGACAGCTCAACATTAATACGGCGCATGGCGCTATCAGGCGAGTGAGGGAACGAATTGAGCAACAACAAGAGCGATCTCAAGGGGCTCGCGGCGCGTGAAGCGTTCTCTCTTGATGTAGCAGATGCAACGGCGCGCGCGCGACCCAAGAACCTTTCAATCAAGAAGAGTCCCGAGCTTCTCGCCGAGATCGTGCAGACCATTCGTGAGGGTCAACCGATCACTCGCGCAGCTCGTCTCTGTGGTGTAAACCCTGTGACTGTTCACAGGTGGAGAGAGGATGATCCCGACTTCAACGAGGCTGTTGAGGACGCGATGGAGTTCCAGGTCGCAGTCCTCACTCGCAAGGTGGATCAAGCGAGTGACACCGATTGGAAAGCGGCGGCGTGGCGTCTCGAGCGCCTGCGCCCTGATGAGTTCGGCTCGAAGCGCGAGGTGAATGTGACAGCCACGCAGAGCAACGGTCTTGCTGAGGTCATCAAGATGATCGAGCAGACCAACGACTCCGTGAAGCCTGCCGAGGGAGAGGGCTCATGAGCACCTTCTGCCTCACCTGGATCATCACGATGTCGAACCTTGTCGGCGAGCCTCCTCCTCGAGGACGCGCCGAGGCTCGCGCCGTGGAGACCTGCCAGCTCATCGTTGAGAGCGCAGAGGCGCAGGATGTCCCTGCCGAGCTCGCCGTCGCTGTGGCGTTCAACGAGAGTCGCTTGAGGTGGAACCTCACGAGCCCTCGAGGAGCTGCGGGACCAATGCAGGTCATCGCTCGACATTGGTGTCCCGATCGCCGAGGCAGGTGGACTGCAAACGGTGAGCACATCGTCAAGGGCTGTGATCTGATCGCCGCCGGCGTCCTCGCTCTCTCTTACTACCTTGAGACGCGCTCCTCCCTCGGCGCAGCTCTCAAAAGCTATGGCGGCACACGAGCATATGCGCGTCGTGTGTTAGCTCTGTGGGAAGCCATTGATTAACCTCGACGGAGAATGAATTGAACCAGCAACGACAGACCACCCCTGCGACCATCGACCTCACTCCTGCACATCAAGTCTTGCGCGCTCGAATCATGGGCGCGATCGACTGCGATCCGCGATTTCGCGTCAAGACTCTCAATCTCGAAGGATCCCGGACATCATCAGATCCGTTCTCGATTGGCTCAGACACCATCGCTAATCAGTGTGCAGCATCTGACCTGCTTGTGTCGTTCGATGGATCCACCACATACATGCTTCAATGTGAGGTGAAAACCACGCGCAAGAAGTTCGGCGATAAGACAGCCCCCGAGATATTTCGAGATATCAAGCATGTTGAGTATCCTGACTCAGGCAAGCGAAATCTGAGGCAGTTTGAGAAGCTCTGCGGTGGGGGGTCTCACTATTGGTGGTATGTGATCGCGCAGGTTCACGGCTTGAACGAGGACGATCAAGATCAGCTTGAGTCAAAGATCGGCGATCAGCCAGCTGTTCTGATTGAGGGAAAAGCACCATACCCAGAGGCGATCAGGCAGTATGGACCCATGAGGCTGAACGCTCTACTCAAGGTTGTGCGTGAGCGCACAGGTGCGATTGCAGAAAAGCTTCCGATGGATCAGGCATCAGCAACGCCTCTCAATTCGCTGAGTAGAGAGCAACTCGCATTCCCGATTGACGATGTGCCTGTGGTGACGATGAACACGCCACTCTATAGCAAGAAGCCTGAGCAGGTGGAGAGATCAGCATCTATCACTCCTGCTGCTCCTGCTGTCGTGAATAATGCTGGAGGATGGTATCGGTTGCCCTCTGAGTCAATGTGCGAAGTTATTAAAGCTGTTGATATTCTCAATGCGCCGATAGACATCTTCGCCGCGCGACTGACATATGATGAGCAGTTGGCGCTTAACGAGGTGAGATGTGCGCTCGGAGCGAATCCATCTGATCTGCGCTCCATTAATGCCGTCAGATCTTTATTCGGTGTTGCACCTATTGGCAAGATTTCAACAGATCGCAGAGCAGCATGGGCACATGCGATAACACCAATGGCCTTGGCGGTCAGGCTGATAGCTATTCGCGGCAAAAGAGAGCGATGCGGCAGGCACGGAGAGGTGTTTTCGGAGTTGTATGCTCTTCACAGTCATAATATTAAATGGAGGCGCAACCTTGCCGCACTTATAGCAATGCGATTGATTGAATAGTATGACCGACTTCCTCCTCAACGACCTCCAGCGCGCCGTGATCAGTGGCTTACGCCGCAAGGATAAGATCATCGCCGCTCGATGTGGTTGGGGATCGGGAAAGACCACCTCGCTCATCTTCGCTCTGTGGTTCATCGCCAAGACCCGACCGGGGACAACATCGCTCCTCATCACCGACACGACGCCGCGCTATAACTCGGTGCTCATGCCGGAGATCGAGAAGTGGCTCGCGCCTCGAGGTTGGGTTTACAACCACACGCTCCACAAGTGGACTGATACCCACAGCGGCAGCTCGGTCATCTGCCGTTCGTACTATCGACCAGGCACAAGAGACGCGAGCCACAACCCGCTCGAGGGTATCAAC